TACGGCACAGATCGGTATGGGGGATAGTGCTGTTCGAGGTCTGTTTGGTATTGCGTCAGTCGAGATTAAATTGTCTTATGGTTATGGGAAGGCGGATAATTTTTCAATGACTATATCTTCCAATTCCACAAATGTTAACTTAAGAAGTCTTGTTGTTAATGCTGGTTGGGATCAAAATCAAGTTGTAGTTGTTACAATTAATAGTGGCGTTTATTGTTATGCAACCAGTACAGGCGAAAATGGCATGACAATAAATGGTAGTTGGCCTAATGGTTTGACCCTAATTAATAATGGGGTTATTGCTGGTAAGGGGGGCAACGGCGGAACTGGTAGGCGTATACAAGATGCTTTCGGCATGGGAACTCTTGGAGGCTCTTCTGGTACTGGCGGCGGAAAGGCATTATCAATTAGTTCTTCAGTTAGTATAAACAATCAAGGCACTATTGGTGGCGGCGGCGGTGGCGGCGGTGGTGGTGGTGCTGGAATTGAAACTTCTTACGATCCTGATAGATTTTGGCAAGGCGGCGGCGGTGGTGGTGGGCGCTCTAATGGTAATGGTGGTACTGGAGGTGGCCCGACTACTTGGGGTATCTCTAATGGTTCTAATGGTTCAAGCGGAAGTCTTTCATCGGCTGGCGCAGGCGGTGGTGGGGGTGGACAGCAAGGCAACCCATCAACAGGCGCAAAAGGCGGCGATGGCGGTAATTTTGGTGCTGGCGGCGGTCACGGTTCATATTCTGGAGCTTTTGGCGGTGGTAGTGGCGGTAGTGCATTAAGCGGAAACAGCTATGTAACTTGGATCGCAACAGGTACAAGATTAGGGGCTATAACTTGAAAATTACAAATTTGATAATACATTAGGAGTTAAATATGACTATTAATTACGAAATTACGGCAGTGCATTTAGATAACAATTGCATGGACGTAACTTTTTCAAAAGATGGAAAAACATCGCAGTTGGTGGGTATGCCAATACCTTTATCTACAGAAAATTTAACAGATGTACTAAGATCGTATTCTCCAGAAATAGCGTGGAATTTAGAGGATGCGGATAAAATGTCTATTAATGCAGGAAAAAAAGGCACAGTTGATCCGATAGTTCAGCCATCCCAAGAAACCACTTCAACTGCATTTAGAAATTCTTTATTGGGAATGTCAGATTGGACGCAACTTAAAGATGCTCCACTAACTGACGCTAAAAAAGCTGAATGGGATACATATAGGCAGAGTTTGAGAGATATTACTACACATGCAAATTGGCCTGATATGGGCGACAGTGATTGGCCTACAAAGCCAGAATAGGATACACAACATAACATGGAATCTATTTGGAACATTGGCTTAACCGCAGGGTTTGGTTTTTTAATATGGTGGATTAAAGCTCACCATGAAGAACTAAAGCGTGTTACCATTTTGCTTAACAGAACTAGAGAAGAGTTGGCTAAAGAATATGTCACTAAGACTGACTCATCTCAAGTTCTTAATCAAATTATGAGTAAGTTTGATCGTATTGAAGAAAAACTAGACCGATTGGTAGAAAAAAAATGATACGTTTATTTGTAATAGCATTACTTCTATTAAGTAGTAGTTTTGCTTTTGCTAATGATGACGATACAATCAAGTCGGATAGCACAGTCACTTCTACTGGCACTATGGAAACTACCATCAACAGTCCGCCACCTTCTGCTATATCTCCACAAATTAGTACGAGTAACTCTGACTTGTGTACTGTTGGTGTTGCAGGTGCTGTGCAGACGCAGATACTTGGTATCTCAGCAGGTCGTACTGTGCGAGACATGAACTGTGAAAAACTAAAAAACGCAAAGGCTCTTTATAATATGGGAATGAAGGTAGCCGCAATTTCTACCCTCTGCCAAGATTCTCGCGTGTTTGACGCCATGCTCAATGCTGGGACGCCCTGTCCATACATGGGGTTGGTGGGGGATAAGGCTAGGGTTGCGTGGGAAATGGAAACAGTTAAACAGACTATTGAGCGTGAACAAAACAATCCAATGAAAAAGATTTTTAATGAAAACATTGAAACAAAAACAGGTCTTAGTGTTATTATTAGCACTTTGGCCTTCTTACTCTTCTTGTGATCCGTATAGCTACGGAACAACTGGAAATGCCACATCCACAGCACTAAGTTGGGGTATGAGTTCTGTTCTGCCTGACATACCTGGCTTAGATGTAAATGGATTATTATACAAATACACCACAGTAAAAAAACCAGAAGACGATATGAAAGTCCACATCCGTAACTTAAATGCGGAAGGTGAAGGATATACGTTTTCCGCAACAGATGATTGGTCTGGAGTGCCTGGCAATACAATCGTTAAGTCTTTTCCTTTAGCTAACGTAGCCTCTTCTAAGTGGGGAGATGGATCAATTACTGTTGAAGGCGAGGGAAGTGTGACAGATCCTTTGGTGGTATATAGCTATAGAATTGACGAATGCTACGATGAACAGTCTAATCCATCATGCCCAGGTTATGTTAAGCCAATACCAGTAATACCTGTAGTTGAAGTGTATGATGTACTAGAAGATGACGAGGCTATGGGTGCTATAGACGCCGATAACGACTTTGAGTATGATGAAGATGGTAATCTAATTCTTTCTGAAGAGGAAGAAGAAGAGCAAACTAGAATTGAATTAGGGCTAACAGCATCTGCCAATGCGTTGACCTTATTTAAAACGCAAGGACAAGATCAAATTATCATGGCTATCAATCAGCAAACTAACATCAATATGTATTACAATGCATCTATAAATGGTGGTGCTTATAATGATGCCCCTACTCTTGCTGATTCACAGATATCAGATAACAAGAAAGGTTTGCGTAATAATTTGGCACAACAAATTCTGCACGAAGAGATGATCGACATGCAGTATAACCAATGAGGTCTAAAATGAAATATTCTATAGCAATACTTTCACTATGTGCATTTCCAGCACTAGCGAATGTTGAAATAACAGGTAGCGTAGAAGCTAAATGTGTTATCCAAACAACTAAGTCAGGTGCATACGGAAACCCAATTGCAAGCAAACTAAGCACAACCCCTGCGGATGGTGGCATACTACCTATTGTTAGGTATGACGTTTCAATAGCAGATGCTTATATAGCTAGTATAACACATCCAACAGCTTTTAGTTCGTCTCCTTCTCTGACAGATACAGTTGCATGGACAGGTAGTACAAGCGTCACGCAAACATCTGTTGCGGGTATGTCAGCCTACGAAGCGGCTAAAACAGTAGTAGGTAACACTACAAACTTTAACTTAACATTAGCAGGCTCCACATGGTTCTCCACTGCTTCTAGAGCAGTTTATGTTTCAGCTAAACCATTGCCAGGTGGGACTTACACTGCGGTTGTGCAGGCAAGCTGTATTGCTAAGTAAGTTAATCACATTAGGGATGTTAGTTACTTTTGGTGCGTCCGCGCACGAAATGACGCCTGCGTACCCTGAAGTAAAAACATCTCACGTTAAAAACGTGGTCAAAGTGGAGATGTCTCTTTTTAATTCTAGAGAAGAGATAAAGTATTACCAGATTGATTTGTTTGATTTAAATTGGATGAACATACCTTTCTCTACAACGTATAGGATCATAAAGGTTGAATACAAAGAGCATAAATCTTTTGATGTATACATACGAGAAAGTGACATGGATGAGGCTGTGTATCTCTGCACTACTTCAAAAGTAAAAAGAACAAATACATCTAGAACTTTGATATCGTCTAGAATATGCTCAAGGTTAGATGGTGAGCCTACATGAGAATAGCTTTAACATTTTGTTTATTAGCCAGTTCTGCTTTTGCAGACAATAGCTCTCTTTCGCTTGCGTTGCCTAGTCCACCTATGAACTACCAATCGGATTCTTTTTCGACAGGCAATATGCGATGCAGTAATGCTGTAGGTGGTGGTGTAAACTTAGAGTATGGCGTGACAGGCGTACTGTCGGGGTTAAACACAAACAGTCGTGGCAAAGATATAGGTGTGTATGCTCGTATAGTAATACCGCTAGATAAACCCAAGGCTCGAATTAATTGTGATGACCTTTACCAAATAGAGCTAACTCAGCGAAGGCTAGAGATACAAAAGCTAAGAGACGAGCTAGAAGCACTAAAGAACTTACAAAACTCAAGTAGCGAGATGGAGTTTGAAAACTGATGGACACTACCAAGATAGCAGATAACATTGATGGGCTTGCAGATCGTGAGTTTAAGACAGGTGGTATGAAAGTATCGTTTGGTTCTATTATGGCTATACTTGCGTTTTTATCTACAATTGTAGGTGCTTTGTACGCAGGATTTCTTATGTGGCAAAAGATAGAAGCTGTTACAGGTCTAGACTTAGAGGAGTATCAATTACAAATGGATGTAATGGATGCAAAGGTCAGTGGCATCTCTGAAAAGGTTGAAGAGTCAGTAGAATACAGTCGTGATATTAAAAATGGATTGCGTGATGATCTTTTGAGGCTTGAGTCTCAGGTGGACAGAATAGAGGATATGGTACGAGAATCTGAAGAAAAGGTTCGTACTATGATAGACAACGCAGAAGTTCGCTTTGAAAATCAGAGAGAACGTGTTAGAGTTTCACAAGATAGCTCAATGAAAGAACTTGAAGATAAGCTCATGGGCAAATTGCAGAGGGCTTTAGATAACCCTCTTGCTGACTAGGAGATTTAAAATGACAGAATTTGAGAAAGCCGATTTAGATGGAAATGGATCAGTAGACCAATCTGAGTGGGATAAGCTATTACTCGATGACAAGAGAATGCAAATTGAAGATGAAAACTCAAAAAGGGACTCCCAGCTCCTAATGGTGTGGTTTTCTTTAGCGGGATTACTACTATATCCTGTTATGATTATTGTGTGTAATGTCTTAGGCCAAGAAGTTGCGGCGGATAATTTAACTGCTATCGCCCCTACCTACTGCATAGCAGTGGTCGGTATAGTTACGGCGTTTTTTGGCTTTACAAATATTAAAAAGAAGGGTGATTCATAATGTTAGGACTAGGATTACTGGGTAAGGTTGCGGATCTTGCTGGAACGATGATCGAGGGCAAAACTGCCGTAAAGCAAGCTGAAGCCCAAACTAAAATGAAAATAGCCACTGGTGAGCTTGATTGGGATCTAGCCGCAATGAAGGCGACAGAGAACTCTTGGAAAGACGAGTGGATAACACTTTTGTTCAGTATTCCCCTTATTTTGGCGTTTTGTGGGGATTGGGGTAATGCTATTGTACAAGATGGTTTTGCCGCTCTATCTAGTATGCCAGGTTGGTATCAATATAGCCTTGGCGGTATCGTGAGTGCATCAATTGGTATGCGTGGTGTTAGTAAGTATTTTGGAGGTAAGAAATGAAAGAGAACTTTGATAAATGCTTAGAGATGCTTCTTTCTCACGAAGGAGGATTTGTAAATCATCCCGAAGATCCTGGAGGTATCACAAATTTGGGAGTTACCAAAAAAGTGTACGACGAGTGGACTGGTCGTGAATCAACTGAACAAGAAATGCGTGATTTAACTCCAGAAGATGTAGCTCCGATATACAAGAAGAACTACTGGGATCGAGTTAAAGGCGATTCGCTTCCATCGGGCTTAGACTGGGCTTGTTTCGATTGGTGTGTGAATTCTGGATCGGGTAGACCTGCAAAAGCTGTGCAACGTGCAGTTGGAGCCACACAAGACGGAGCCATAGGACCACAGACGCTAGGTCTTATCATGGAAAAAGACCCAGAAGAGATTATAAATTATGTTTACGGCGTTCGACAAGACTTCTATAAAAGTTTAAAAACTTTTGAAACCTTTGGTAGGGGTTGGACGCGCCGCAACAAAGAAACACTACACCAAGCGTTGGAGATGATCTAAATGCCTTTGCAACTTTTAAAATACAACCCAGGTATTGTAAAAGACGTTACAGAATACGCTACTGGCAAAAATGGGCCTTTCTGGGTAGATAGTGACTTAGTTCGTTTTAAAAATGGATATCCTGAAAAGTTAGGTGGATGGCAGAAAGATGTAATATACGCATTAAATCCTTCTGGAAATATTACATCTACTGAAACTACTATTGAAGGTATTGCCAGACGTATGGTGTATTGGAGGTCAAACTCTGATGGCGAAGATAGGCTTGTTGTCGGCACTCACAATCACTTGTTAATTATTGAAAATGGCGCACTTTACGATATTACGCCTTTGCGAAAGACATCTACTGGGTTGAGTAACCCAATAGCCACGACAAATGGAAGCACGACTTTAGTCATTACAGATAATTCACATGGGGCTGAAACTGGCGATTGGGTTGTTATTAGTGGAGCATCAGCAACTGGTGGCGTTTCCGCAGATGATTTAAACAGTTACTACGGATATCAAATAACTAGAGTTAATGCAAACTCTTACAGTATTGTTGTCCCAACTGCGGCTACTTCGACTGTTTCTGGTGGTGGTACTGTTACTGTAAAATATTTAATTGGTGTTGGTGCTGAACTTGGTTCACAAAGCTCTGACCCAGCTCTTGGTTTTGGCGTTGGTGGTTGGGGTGAAGAGGCTTGGGGTACTCCAAGGTCTGATGCACTTGCTGGTACTAGCTTAGACAATAGCTCTTGGAGTATAGATCTCTGGGGTGAAGATGTCCTTGCGACAGTTCGTAATGGTGCAATATATTATTGGGACACTTCGGCAGGAGTTACTAATCGTGCTGTACTTGTATCATCACTATCAAGTGCTAATAGCGTTCCCAATGTGGCTCGTACTACTGTTGTAAGTTTTCCAGATAGACATTTTATAGCAGGTGGATGTCAGGCTTATGTTGTGGGTGGTGGCGTTGGAAATGTAGATAATATGTTGGTTAGATGGTCAACACAAGAAGACTTTAGCGTTTGGAATCCAACTTCAACAAACACCGCAGGTGATCAGAGGCTTCAAGTCGGAACTAAAATTATAGCTATGATATCTGCTCGTGAAGAGACAATTATATCTACTGACGAGGCAATATATGGCATGACATTTGTTGGTGGTGCTTTTGTATTCTCGTTTAGATTGCTTGCGACAAATTCAGGGGCGGCTGGCTTAAACACAATGATATCTGTTGATGGCAACGTCTTCTGGATGGGTAAGCGTAACTTCTTTACTTATGATGGTATTGTAAAAGAAATACCATGTCCTGTTCAACATTTTGTATTTGATCGTATGCAGACACGATACATTGATAAAGTTGTCACTGGACACAATAAAGAATTTAAGGAAGTTACTTGGTTTTATGTAAGTGATCAAAATCCATCTGGCACAGTAAATGCTGAAAACGATAGTTATGTAACCTACAATTACGCTGAGAATGCGTGGACTGTTGGAACTATGGATAGGTCGGTATGGTCAGATAGCTTTGGCGCACGAACTGTTCCATTTGCATTTGACCCTGATGGATACTTATACAATCAAGAGACAGGAACTAGCGCAAATGGCGCGGCAATGAACAGCTACATAGAAGGATCACCTAGAGAAATTACACAAAATGGTGAAGATTTGTATATGGTAGATAAAGTAGTTCCAGATGTTACTATGAGTTCAGAAACAAACTTATTTTTATATATGAATACAAGAAAATATCCCAACTCTCCTGAAACTGTAAAAGGCCCATTTACTATTACGTCTTCCACAGGAAAAGTAAGCACACGCGCCAAAGGTCGTCAGATAGGTCTGAAGTTCCAAAGCACAGGCACGACAGACGATTGGACGTTGGGAGATTTTAGAGTTAATTCACGTCAGGATGGATTGAGATGACACAAGGATCACCACTTGCAGTTTTAAGATTGCCAAGCCCACCAGAAAATTATCAACAAGGATATATGGCTAGATTGACCAATACCCTTGAGCTTGAGAAGCAAGCTACATTCTTTGCGGCATCTACTGGGCTTCAAGTGGCTGTAGATCAAGCCGAAGCAACAGCGTGGTTTATATCATAAATGCCAAATAATTATAAAAATGCAAAAGTAGATTTAACGACAACTGACGCAACATCATTGTATACATGCCCTTCTGCTACTACTGCTACAATAAAATCTATTTTAGTTTCTGAAGATAGTGGAAGTGCAGATACAATTACAGTCACAATTACAAATTCGGATGCTGATGTATTTAGCCTCTTCAAAGTTAAGGCAATTGATGCTAATGGTACTGTAGAACTTTTAACACAGCCACTTGTTTTGACAGAAGATGAAATTATAAAAGTTACGGCGGCGACTGCTAATAGGTTGCATGTAGTGGCAAGTTTACTGGAGATAAATTAATGAGAAGTCCAATTATTTTAGAATCAAATCTAATACCAGGAAACTACGGAGCTTTGCCGCCTAATGAATATTACACGTCTCCAAGCTCACCAGCACTAGAAGGTGCTATCGAAAACGAAGATGGGACGTTTACTGCCAAAACTTATCAGCTTAAATCTAATACACCTACATTTGATTTAGATGTAATGCAGAACGTATACGGCACAAAATACATGCCAATGTTCCAATGGGTTAGCCAACAAGAAACAGGCAGTGTAACATTTGACCCTCAAGACGATATGATTAGCGAAGAAGAAGCTAATGAATTAAGACAAGAGTTCCAAGAAGAATATGGAATTGACCCTACTGAAGCACTAAAACAAGAAGCTCTGGCTATGGGCGCACAACTTGCGGCTGGGGTAGGTGGTCAAATTGGTAGGTCAGTTGCATCAAATATAGGTGACAATCAATCATTTGACCTTGCAAGCCTTGGAGAAGGTATTAGTGATTTTTCTGAAAACTTTAAACTTACAGATACTTTTGGCGCACCTAAATCTGGCCCTTCGGCTAAAGTTAAGTTTAGTCCAACAAGTGACAATGCTAAACTTGTTGATGCAAAGCAAACAATAAAAGCTAATCAACCTAGCTTTGAGGATCTTACAAACCCTAAAGGCGCAGAAGTTAAAGCAAAAACCCTAGAAGATGCAAAAGGCGCACAAGCCACACTTTTAAAAGGCGGCAATACTGGTTACTTCTCTGGAGTAGGCGATAGGTTAAGTTCTTTTGGTTCTAGTTCAACTGCGGCAGGTCGGGCAAATCTATATGGATCTGCTGGAGCTGGGTTGGGTACAACTGCGGCTATGTTGATTGGTGGCGCATCTCTAAAGGATTCTGCGAAGGCAGGTGCTAAAGTTAGTTTAGGTACTTATGTTGGTACAGCAATAGGTGGCCCTATTGGTGGGTTTATTGGTGGTATGCTTGGTGGTCGTGTAATTTGCAACGAATTACAGCGTCAAGGTATCATGACACGCAAGCAAGTTGTATTAGATTATCGTTTTACTCGTGATTACTTAACACCAACGCACGTTAACGGATATCATATCTGGGCTGTGTGGATGGTTAAGCAAATGAGAAAAGGACGTTTAGTTAACTTCTGGACGCATGTTGCAGGTCATCGCGCAAACGAAATCGCTTACATTTACGGAGATCGTGACAAACCAGATTATCTTGGTAAAGTGTATCGTAAAATTTTAGAACCGATTTGCTGGTCGATTGGTTTCTTTTGTAAAAAAACAGACTGGTCAGTTCTATATAAACAGAAAGAGGTCTAATATGGCTAGAGAACCAATGCCTATGCCAGATATGTCTGGCGCAAATATGAACGCTGATAAGCCAATGCAAAATCTGCCACCAGAAGCAAAGAAGAATTTGCTAAAACCTGATGAAGATATTGGTGCAATGCTTGTAGCTCGTCTCTCAGCTATGTCTGATCAAGAGTTGGCAATGTTAGATGATGTTATTACTCCAGACGTTGCACAAGTCCTCATGAAGCTACTTCCAGAGCTTGCTGAACTTATTGCGGCTGTTGAAGGCGAAGAAGGTGGGCGTAACTTAGGTCAGCCACAAGAGCAAATGCAAGATGCTCCAGAACCACAAATGGCTCCAGAGATGGGCGCATTAGGTGGCATGGGTTGATAATAAGAAGTGCAACAGTTCTCGATATATCTGGCTTGTATAATATGTTAAATGTTATGCATTCAGAGACTGTTGAGGCTGTTTCACCTATTAATCCTGAGATACTTACATCTGCTATTAATAGAGCAATTCATAGAGGTGTAGTGTTAATCGCAGAGATTGATGGAAAGATTGTAGGGTCAATTGGTGGGGCTGATACGTCCGACTGGTGGTCTACTGAAAAATATCTAGCAGATATGTGGTTTTTTGTGTATAAGGAGCATAGAAAATCGCAGATAGCTGTAAAATTAATTAAAGGCTTTATGAAAATTGGTAAAGACGCTAATGTAAAAGTAAAGTTAGGCCATGTCTATTCGGGAGATGGTGAACGCAAAGATAAATTTTATGAGAGGTTAGGCTTGGTTAAAGTTGGCTCTCTTTACACGGAGGCTTAAATGGGCAGTTTTTGCACACCATCATACACAGAGTTACCATCCTCAAGTGAGACAGTAGCTGGTACAGAGATTCCATCATGGGTCGC